GAATAGCAAAAAGACATTTTACTTTTGTGTATTTCTTTTAACATATCCTTATTGTTTAGATAATTTTGTTTCCTCATTATAATTTCCTTGAATATTAGTTTAATATAACAATTATATTGATAAATGTCAACCTAAAATTAAATTAGCACTTTATAAGGCAATAAATAGTAACATAGGAGATTACTATGAGATATTCGCAACTTGTTGAAGCAGAAGCAAAAGATATTGCTGTATTTTACGGCGGTAGATTTCAGCCTATGCATAGTGGACATTTTCAAGTATATATGGACCTTGTTCGTAAGTTTGGTTCCGATAACGTATTTATCGCTACTACAGTTAGTAAAACTGCAACACCTGACAAAGATCCGTTTACATTTGATGAAAAGAAAATGATTGCAAACAAAATGTTTAATGTACCTGCTGATAAAATTGTAAACACACAGCCTTATAAACCAGATGTAAGTTTAACAGGAAAAGATCCTGCTAATACTGCTATCTTGCTTGTGTTTAGTGAAAAAGATGCAGGACGTTTAAAAACTGGCGGCTATCTCAGAATGTATAAAGACGGTGAAACGCTAACAACAGGTGATGAAGCAGGATATATCTACACTGTGCCAGTTAAAGATGACGGACGTAGTGCAACGACATTCCGTAATGCTATGCGTATGGATTTAGAACCTGCAGAAAAACAACGTGTGTTTAAAGATTTCTTTGGTGCATTTAATCCAGAAGTATTTGAATTTGTATTGGATAAGTTAAATGGCAATACCTGATATTAGAGCAAGATTAACAACAGGTGCACCTGGATTATATTGCCAAGGTCCTGCAAGTATATTAAACAGACACGCAGGAATTTTGTTTCCTTTGCAGCCTGATATTGCTTATCAACAAGGTGTAAACTACAACACATATGACTTAGTTCATACTAATTATACATTTCATTCTTATAGGAGTACACCTAGTGCTGATATACAAGTTACAGCACAATTTGCACAAACTACAACAGAAGAAGTAGATTACTTGCTAGGCGTATTACATTTTTTACGTAGTGTAACTAAAATGTATTATGGTATTGCAGATAGTCAACGAAATCCTTCAGCAGGAACACCGCCACCGGTTCTAAGATTTAGTGCATTTGGAACGCAGCAATTTGATAACATTCCAGTTGTAGTTAGACAGTTTGCTACAACATATGATAGCGGTGTTGATTTAGTAACATCATCAACTGGTCAAACTGTTCCTGTATTACAAACAATTTCACTTGATTTAATACAACAACACAGTCCTGCTAGACAAAAATACGGATTTAGTAAACACGAATTTCTGTCAGGTGGATTATATGGAAAAGGATTTATCTAATGCCTACAACGTATAAAGAAAACAGTAATTATTTCAATACTTCAATGAATCGTAAGTACTTAGAATCTTACAGTCCTAGTCTAACAAGAGAAACATTAAACAGAGAAACAAAAACTATGAAAGTAGAAAGTAAGTATGACAGACGTCCAGACTTACTAGCATATGACTTGTACGGAAACGCAAACCTATGGTGGGTTATTGCACATTATAATAGAGAATCTCTTAAAGACCCTGTACAAGATTTTCGTAGTGGTATGGAGATAGTAGTTCCTGTAACTTTCCGTAATCCTGGGAATAGATAATAATGGCAGACATAATCGACTTTATTGCAGAACGAGAAGGTTTTGATCCAGTACCACGCTGGGATGAAAAGCAGTGGACAATTGGACATGGATCTTATGCTGGTAGTAGAGATCCAAATAACAGACCTAATATGAGTGTTTCTAGAGAGCAAGCACGTATTATGCTCGAATCGCAATTAGCGCCTTATGTAGACAATGTTAATTCATTTAATTCTCGTTACAATTGGACGCCCAACGAACGTGATGCACTAATCAGTTTTGCATACAACATTGGTAGTATAAACGAATTAACAGCAGATGGAACTAGAACAAAAGCACAAATTTCTGCAAAAATGTTAGAATACAATAAAGCCGGAGGCTCGTTTAATCAAGGATTATATGATAGAAGAAAACTAGAACAAGCAATATTCTTAGGTGGTGGATCAATTGAAGATATTGATATTGAAGCAATAACTCGTGGACTAGGCAGTGTTGATCCAGTTGGTACTGGCACTGTTGAAGATCCATCTGCAGTACCAGGCGGAGAACCTTTACCATTTGGTACAGGTGGATGTGTTAGTAATTACAGCGAAAATATCTTAAACAGATATGATAGTTATACATATCAATGGACTGTATATATGGTACACCCATTGAAAGCATCAAATGATTTGGCAGAATTAACTGAAAGTAATGATACAATAATTATTAGTCAAACTGGAATCGATGACGAAGTTAGCATACAAAGTGTTCAACAAGATTTGTCACTTTCGTTTGATAAAGAAAACAGAAATGCAGTTGCTAATAGATTTGCAATAACATTTTTAGAACCAGGCGGTTTTACATTGTTTAATAGAATTGTGTATGCTGCACAACAGTTAGGAATTGAAAAGCATTTAGATGCATGTTATATTTTAAAACTAGAATTTAAAGGATGGCAAGGAAACAAAGTTACTACAATTGGTCCATACTACTATACAACACTGTTGTCAGGATTGACATTTGATTTCAAGGATGGCGCCAGTACATATTATGGTGATTTTTTTGAAACAAAGGAAGAAGCGTTTAATAGACTTGAATTACATTTAAAATCTGATATAAAAGTTTCCAACGTAGGAGATTTTGGAGAATTTTTAGAAGTTTTTCAAGAAGAATATAACAAGCAACTTGATGAACAACTTAAAAGAAATATTGGCCAAGTTGAACGTGACAAATATATTTTTACTACACAAGAAGAATGGGCAAGTTGGACATTTGATCAAATTGATACAAAAGCATTACAAGAAACAAGAAGAATCAGCGTAACAGGTGATGGCAAACTAGATTTTAGTTTTAAATCAGGTACTGCAATTAATGCAGCAATTGCAGTTGCACTATTCCAAACTAAAAAGTTTAAAAAAGTATGGACCGATGCAGGTGATTTTATTAAGTCAGATCCAGACGAAGGTGAAGCAGATCCTAAAAAAATTGCTGAACTAACTAGATGGGTTAAATTTAAAACTGATGTAAAGTTTTATATGTACGATTATGTAGCAAAAAAATATCGTAAAGAAATAACATACAGTGCTGATAAAGTTTTAGCACAATCTTTAGTACATGATCCAGTTAGTTATTTAAAATTAAACAGATCAGAACAAACACAAAAAGATAGACTACGAAATATTTTTAACAAAGGACTTTTAAAAAAGCGTTTAGATTATACATTTACTGGTCTTAATACTGAAGTTTTAAATTTAGATGTTAAATTAGATACAGCATATTATGCTATACAAGCACTTAATAGTGGTGCGTTAAAAGGTGTTACAGATCTGTTTACAGGTAGTAGTCATGACGGACAAAAAAATACAAACTTTGAAAAAAATGAATCTACTAAATTACAGAGACAGCGTGATAACCTTATAAGTGAACGTAATAAAATTAAATCTGAGATTGCTGATAGTTTGCTCGAAGTAACAGGACCTGATGCTATAATTGCAAATCAACAAATCAAAGAACGTTACCAAGCAAGATTAGATCAAATTGCGGAAGAAATACGTGAACTTGCACCACTGATAACTGCAGCAGATGCTGCATATGACAGTGCATTAGAAGCACAAAGACAAGGTTATACTGGCAAAGCAATTAGTCTTCCGACTGCTGGTCAAAAATATATAACACAAAGTGATTTATACACTGGTAACAATAAGACAGCAGTTGATCCTTTGCCAAAATCATTTGATTATGCACCAGTTAATGCTCTTGCAAACGGTGGCCCTGAGCAAAAAAATGATGACATTGGTTCTAGTATGTTAGGTGCAATGGAATTAAATTTAAATGCTATTGGCGATTTAATGACACAGCAAGTTTTTGTTCGTGGCGATCCGTACTGGTTAGGCGAGCAAGGAGGCGGAGCCGGCTATGAGACAGGTGGTATATCGTATTTCTTAAATTTAAATTTTCCTACATATCCTAATGAAAGTAGTGGACTAATTGAAAGTTTAAGTTCACGTGAAGGAACAGGGCAATTTACTATTACTGGTGTGTATACAGTTTTTCAAGTACAGGCTAGATATGATGCTGGAGAATTTTCAATGCTGTTAGCGGCATTTAGAGATACAAATACTAATTCAAACTTACTGTATGAAGATTTGTTAAAAGGATGTGTAAGCGGAGTCTCAGGACAACAGCCAGGATTAAATCCTCAACAACAAGCAAATCAAACTAACAACGAAGGATCAAACCAAGATGAAACAAATGGTGGAGATCGAGGTAATAGTAATATAAATCCATTGAATGGTAATGATTTTTCAGGAAATCATAACTTAGGTTCTGGATTAGATCCAGCGTTATCAAGTTTGTTAACACAAACTGCAAATCAAACAGGTGTTACATTACAAACAACAAGCGGATTAAGAACCAGTGGAAATACAAGAAGTGGGCGACATACACATGGCAATGCAAGTGATACTGCACTGTTTATGAATGGTAGACAGTTAAGTGTTGCAAATCCAGCAGACCGTGCTGTTATTGCTAAGTTTAGTCAGAACTTTTATAACAATGCACGTTCACAAGGTTTTAATCCAAGTATCGGCTGGGCAAACCATACGGACTCTGTGTCCAATTGGTACATGAATGGTAATGTAGGTCATTTTGATATTGCATCTGGCAGAAATAATCGTCCAGACGGCGGCGGTATTACTGGAACATTCTGGGGCAACAACGAAAGTAGTGCAGGAGCACCGAGTTGGTTAAGAAATATATACAATGATTAAAGGTAACAAACATGGCAAAATTTTCAGGATATAATCATTCTTCAAACGGAATACCAGATTTATTTTATAGTAAAGCAAATAGTTCTGGTCTTAATCGGTTAACTGGATTGTTTATAGGTAAAGTTATTGAAATGGCCGATGATGGTTATCAACAACACATTTGGGTTGACCTAGTAGGATCAGAAGTATCTCGAGAAAAAAATACACAAAAAGAACGAAAAAAATATCATAAAATAAGACAAATGAGTCCGTTTGGGGGGACCGTACAATCCGATAAAGGTAGTAATAATTATGGCGCTTTATGGACGCCGCCGGCACCTGGCACTGAAGTTTTAGTTGCATTTACAGGTACAGATCAAGAAGGATTTCTAATAGGTGTATTACCTGACATTAACAGAAACGCAATGATTGCCGGGCATCCTTCTTCCCCGGATCCAGAATCTGGCGAAGTTAAAACAGCATATGATCACCATATTAAAAAACAACACGACGAAACAAGACAAAAACACCCAGTAGGCGAAGCAATTGATCAGCAGGGTTTGTTTGCTGATTCATTGCGAGGACATGGTAGTAGTGGAGGTAGACGTGAGTCTCCGACTAATGTCAGTGGATTTAACACACCGGGCGGTCATAGTTTAGTATTAGATGATGGTACAGTTTCTTTCAAAGAAGGTGTTAATTATGTTCCGGACAAAAACCGAGAAGAAGGTAAAAACAAATTATTAAGACTACGTAGTAGTAAAGGTGCACAAATCTTAATGAACGATACTGATGGCGCTGAAATGATTTACATTATTAATCAAAATGGAACAGCCTGGGTTGAAATAGACGCTGTTGGCAACATAGATGTATTCAGTAATAAGAATATCAGTATGCACGCCGCTGATACAATAAACTTTTATGCAGGCGGCGAATTTAATGTTGATGCAGAAGATATTAATATAAGAGCACGTGGTACAAATGGTATTAAACTAGAAGCAACAACAGATCAAATACAGTTATTTGCACAAGAAGATCTAAAACTTACAAGTAAAAGAAATATGCATTTACGAGCCGGACCTCATATGAGACTCACAGCCGATTTAATTGATTTAAACGGTCCTCCGGCAATAGAAGCAACTAAACCAACTGTTAGTGCACTTTCTTCTAATAATTTTGTTAAAGAAAGTATTACTAGTCGTGTACCCGAAGCCGAACCTTGGAGAGGACATACTGCACAGGATAGCAAAATTGCAGCACAAGCAAAAAGTCATCCATTGGATCCAGATGCTACCGATTATAATTTGGCAACAACTGGTGTAGGAAACAGCGGATCAAGCAGAGGTAGAGCATCAAAAAATCCAAAACGTCGAGCACAAGCATCTAGTAATTCAGAATTACAAGCATCAATATACCCAGACTCGGTTATTGACCAACAGTTTGCTAGAAATTCTATTGCAAGAAACACTCGAGACATATATAATATAGGAAACGAAGGAGAATTTGCTGGAATGCGCAATCCTGAAGATACTTTCAGAATCGGCGACAATGGCGAATTTGCCGGAACTCCGACAACAACTACAGTAGTAGATGCAGGAACAAAACCAACAGTATCGTCTGCTAATCCTAGAACAAAACGTAACTGGGATAGCGATGTAGGATGGGACGTATGATAACCGATATAGACAATTCACTAAAAACAATATGGGAAGATTTTACTGTAACAAACGAAGAATTGTTTAACATTGAAATTGCCAACGAAGAACTTGAAATGTCAGAGTTAGGAAGATTAACTGCGTTAAATTTTTCTATCTATGTAGGTTACGACGGATATGGTTACGGCGAAGGCGCAGTTATGCGTGGTATTACTGAACAAGAAGCCTTTAACGTATGGAATAAACAATTTGATAAACAACAACAAATTTTTAAAAGACAATTAAAAATATATAAGTTAACAGAATTACCGCAATGTGTATATGACGGATTAATGTTATATTTTTGGGCTGTTAATAAAACACATTTTGTATATGCAAATGAAGAAATATACGATATAAAAGAAAAAATTTCTAACAAAGAATGGGACGATGTTGCAAGTATAATGATGCGTAGTAATTTTAACAGAGAACAATGTACTCGTGCTGCAACAGTATTAAGATTAGCAGATTATGGAAAACTTAAACCACGCAGTTGGTTTAGAACTCGTGGCATATATTCAATGAGAACTAATAATGAAACACGTTTACTTGCACAAAACGAACTAAAACGTGCTAGATTTGCATACTATGCGGAAACTAGAAAGTTTCTTCCTTATACTCCTGAAAGTAATAAAAGACAAATAGTTAAAGAATATGAAAAAACACTATTGTCTAATAAATTTGTATACAATGGTAGTACTACAATTTTTACCTTGCCGGAAACTCCAAGCATGAAGCCAGTTGAAAAATTAGAAGTTTATCTAAATGGCGATCGTATACAAAACGAGTTTGATTTTACAGTAGATGGCACTAGACTTATTATTACTACAGACTTAAAAGATCAAGATATTATTAATACGCTTATCCGTATCTAATAGATTATAGTAGCACATAATTTATGGATAAATATTATTATGGCAACATATATCGGATATAGTTCAATTGGTCAAAAATCATCGAGTCGAATCCTTGTAGACAAGGAACTCGCTAAACGTGATTTAATGAATCATTTTTACACACGCAAAGGTGAACGAGTAGTTAATCCCGAATTTGGAAGTATAATTTGGGAAATGCTTTTTGAACCTTTAGACGTATATACAGAAACTGTAATCAAAGAAGATGTAGAACGTATTATTACTAGCGATCCACGTTGGAATTTGTTAAGTACTCGTTTACAAAAACCAGACGAGCATACTATTAATGTATATGCACAAGTCGAATACATCGAAACTGGCACAGCAGAAGAACTATATTTAAATTTCGTAAGTGAGATAGCATAATGGCACAAGGCGCAAGACAAAGCAGTTTATTTGCTGCAGAAGATTTTAGTGTAATATATGAAAGTTTTGCACAAGCAAACTTCCAAGCATATGATTTTGATACCATTCGTAACGCAATGGTAGAATACATGAACAACAACTATCCAGAAAACTTTAACGACTGGATCAGTTCAAGTGAATTTGTAAGTTTAATGGAACTTATGGCATTCCTTGGACATAACTTGGCATTTAGAAATGACTTAAACACAAGAGAAACATTTTTAAGTACAGCAGAACGCAGAGAAAGCGCCTTGCGTATTGCTGAATTTTTAGGATACACACCTACTCGTAATGTTGTTGCTAGTGGTTTTATAAAAATAAACAGTATAAGAACAGACGAAGATGTTTATGATGTAAACGGTAGTAGTTTAGCAGGTCGTTTTGTACAATTTAGTGGTACAAATAATCCAGACAATTATCAAAACTTTTTAACTATTATGAATTCAATATTACAAAGTAACAGTCAGTTTGGTCAACCATTTGACAAGTTTACTGACAGTAATAATATCCGCAATGAAATATACAGAACCTCCAGTGTTGACAACGATGTAGTATTTGACTTTACAGGCACTGTTAACGGAGCCAGAGCAAACTTTACAGCACACAGTGTTTATTATAATCAAAGTTTGAATAAACTAGAAGAAAAAACACCAAACCCTTATGGTGTATTAGATTTTTTATATCGTGATGATAACAGTAGTTTCGATAGTTCAAATACTGGATTTTTCTTAGGACTCAAACAAGGTAACTTAGAATATAAAGATTTTAATGTACAAAATGGATTACCTAATTTAGTACTCGATATAAACGCTCAAAATATTGCAAACGGAAATGTATGGGTACAAACAATCGACGAAGCAGGTCAAGTTATTAAAAACTGGACATACATTGACAGACTGTTTGGACTTAGTGCAGTTTATAACAGTGTTAACAATGATCAGCGTGACATCTTTACAGTTAGTAGTAGAGAAAATGATCAGATTAGTATTGTATTTGCTGACGGCGACTTTGGTAACATTCCACGTGGTACAATTCGTGTTTGGTATAGAACAGGATTAAATCAAAGTTATAGATTAACTGGATCAGACATTAGTAATCTTGCTATACAATTTAAATACATTGGCAAAGATGGAACAACATATAATGCAATGCTTGATTGTAGTCTTAAAGACACTATTAATAATGCAAGTACAAGAGAAAGTATTGACAGCATTCGTGCTAACGCAAGTAGATTCTTTGCTACACAAGATCGTATGGTTACAGCAGAAGATTATAGTTTATATCCGCTAACTGTTAGTAACAACATTAGAAAAATTAAAAGTGTAAATCGTATTCATAGTGGACACAGTCGCTTCAGGGACTTTTATGATCCGACTGCAACATACAGTGATGCAACACAGTACTTCGACGATGGATACTTGTACACAGACGAAGTTACAAGTAGAAAAATAGTTTCGCTTCCTACTAACGTAAATAGCGAATCATTTTATCAAAAATTTATACGTCCTATTTTAAATAATCCAGAAGTTAAAAACTTTTATTATCATAGACATTATTACCCAACAACTGGACTGCATGATCGTAATAAAAATTATACCAAAACTACCGACGGAATTACATATCTAGCATCTGACGAACTAACATTCCGCTGGAATCAAGTTACTAAAAGTCATAAAACATGCACAGGTAATATTATACGTAACGGTGTTCCTCAGAGATTAGGCGACAAAGGCGGTACACCTTTGCGCAAGTTAGAAGTAAATGGTCTTGCTGAATTTGTTACTGCGCCATTTAAAATGGGATACATTAAAAGTATTAAAATACTCGAAGGTGGATCAGATTATGTAGATCCTCCTACTGTAAAAATTAACGGTGTTGGCACAGATGCAGTTTTACAAGCAGAAGTCGCAAACGGTGAAGTATACAGTGTTAGTATTATTGACAGTGGTATTAATTATAATAGTGCAACTACAATTACGTTCGAATCGCAATCAACAGGAGGTAGCGGTGCTGTAGCAGTTGTTGAAGTAGCCGATGCAGATAATGTTTGGGCACGTGTTGTGAGTTTAGACAGTTCAGGATTAGGCGAAGATGATGCTACTGGTATACCAACTGGCATTGACGAACGTGGCAGAGGTGCTGTTGTTCTTAATAAGATAATTCCAAGTGGTGCACGTATTAGAAGAATTGTTCCTAGTTTTGAATATGAATTATCTGATTCTATTAAAGCAGAATTATTAACAAAACTTGAAAATAAAAATAGTTTTGGGTTACGTTATGATGCGTCTGGGCAACAGTGGTTAATTGTTGACAGTGCTGATTTACCTGTTAGTGGAGTTCAAAATAATAGTGTTGCACTATGGAGCAGATCAAACGAAGGCGATGCAAGCAATAACGGAGTTGACAACAGTTGGATTATTAGAGTTAACTATAATACAACAGAATGGGAAATTTTAACTAGAAAAACTAGATTTGTTTATGGCAGCGATCAAAAAATTAAATTTGGTAACTTAAACTTTGCTGAAACATTTAGTAGTGAAACACTAAAACCAAGCAGAGATAGCATTACAGTATTAAGTATTAATACAAAAAGTGGAACAGATCATACACCATTGAATAGAGATTATAAGTTTAATGCAACAGGGTATTTTACATATTTAGATGGATATACAGATCCTCATAAAATTCGTATTACTCTTGCAGATCCAGACAATGACGGTTATCCAGATAATCCTGCAGCATTTTATGAAATTGCTACAGAACAAACTACTAAGTTAGGCATTAGAACAATTGATGGATTTCAATACAAAGTATGGGATCCAGCAGGAACTGAACTTGCTGCAGGTAGAGCAAAATTACATACAAAATATAACAGAATTGCAGACCTAGGACAAGTCATTGATCCTAGTATTACAAATATTATCGATACATTTGTGCTGTTAGAAAGTTATGACAGTGATTTTAGATTGTGGGCAAAGAAAGACGGTAGAATTTATACTAAACCTAATCCTCCGTCTGTACATGAACTAAACAATTTGTTTGCTAGACTTAATAGTAAAAAGTCTATAAGTGATCAAATAATTTATAGACCTGTTAGATATAAAATATTGTTCGGAGATTTAGCAAGTGAAGAGTTACAAGCAAGATTTAATGTTACTAAAACTAGCAATGCAACAATGAGTGATACTGAAATTAAACAGCAAGTAGTTCGTTTAATTGAAGAGTATTTTAATATTAATAACTGGGATTTTGGTGAAACATTTTATTTTACCGAACTTGCAGCATACATACATAATAACACAATTGGACAAGTAAGTCAAGTTACAATTGAATCAGTAAGTGATTTTAACGCAGATTTGTTTGAAATAAGAAGCGACAGCGACGAACTGTTTATTCCTGTACTAAGCACGTCGAATGTTACAATCACAAATGCATTTACTGCAAATCCAACTAGTATTGCAGCCAATTCTGGAGTAAGCATCGTATGAGCAACAAATATCAAGCAAAACCGATTAATGCACCTTTAATTACTAGACCTGGCGAAAGTTCTGAATATGTAGGTACACGTAATGTTACAGGTTTGCTGCCTGAAATTTTTAAAACAGATGTTAACAAACGATTTTTTGATAGTACACTCGAACAATTAATGAGTAGTGGTAGTTTGCAGGCTATCAATCATTATGTTGGCGCAAAAACTAGTACACGAGAAAAAACTGATTCATATGTTGAAGATGGAAGAACTAGCGATCCTTATCAGTTTGTTCCGGGTCTTGTAAACAAAGACAATAATAACAATGTTACAAATGCACTCACATACGACGACCTATTACACAATATGAACTTTAGTGACGTACAATTAAATCAAAACAGTAGAGTGTTTGATGAAGAAGGTTATACACTGGATCTACCAATTAATATTGATATGTTTGTAAACTACCATAGATATTTTTGGGCAGTTGATGTTATTCCAATTATTGATGTTATTGCTAAAGCAAGTGGTCCCATAACAATTGATGACATTGTAGGCAAGTTTGAATATACTACTCCGGAATTAAGTAACGGCAAAACACTAGAATTTAAAAACGGCATGAGAGTACGTTTTGAAAGTATTGATGTTGAGCGTATACATCAAACAGTTTCTGGTAACAAAGTTTTTACAAGTCCTATTAGTAATCCAACAGAAAGCAATGTTTACTTAAACAATGTTTTACAAACAGAAGGTGTTGATTACACAAAAATTAGTGCAACCGAATATGAATTTACTACTGCACCTGCAGTAGGTGATGAAGTTGAAATACATTGTTTTTGGACAGTAAGTGGTACATATCAAAAAGAAGAAGTGTACATAGTTGACGGAGTTGGCACTAAAGATGGTATTAGTTTTACAAAACAATTTGTTCCTGTTGGTAATGTAGAAAACTATGGCAAACGTGTTTGGTTTAACCAAACAATTTACAGCGGCAGGAGTCCAACAAAGTTTGATCCTGACGGTGAAAGTTTTGAATTTAAACCATATGATTTACGTGAACTAAAAATGCAAGCACGTGAATATACAGTTGAAGAACGTACAAGTTTAGATCAAAGTGCATGGGCTCGCAGTAACTTATGGATTCACCAAGATACAATTGAAGAAATTTGTGAATTCACAGATGATGATCCAAAACTTTACATGATAGAACAACTTCGTGCTACTCGCCCGATTATTGAATATAAGGCAAATATTAAAAAATACAACTACGGAACAAAACATTTAACTTTTGTTGATTACATGTTCGAGCAACTTGATCCTGCAGTAGATATTGTTGGACAACCATACTTTGATTTAGCAAGACATTTGACAACAACAACATGGGTTAATAAAGGATATAATAAAGGTGACTTAGTTAAAGTAGTTCGAAATAATGAAACAACTTATTGGGATTGTAAACAAACACACGGTGAAGCAAAAGATCCTGTATTATTTGAAAACAACAAATATTGGAATCAAGTTTATTCTAAGATAATCGAAGATGACGAACTGGTGTTGTTTATTAATTCTAGTAACGCAGATTATAATAATAAAATTTTTAGAGTAAGCGGATCTACTGCAGGAAACCTAGCACTTTCATTGGTTTATGATTTAACCGATTATGAAGTTGGACATAAAATTATGACCATCAATGGTTATAATGCAGTATTTTATGACAGTCATGACAACCTTATCTATAGCGGAAGTGAATGGTACTGGGATGGTAATACTTGGATTTATGGACAACAAAAAGAACACACAAGTCAAGGTGCATTGTTCCAGTTATATGATACAGATTTAGTAGAACTACAAGATACAACAGTTTATCCAAACAGTACATTCAAAGGCGATAGAATTTTTGATTATGGAAAAAGTTCTGGACGTATTGATGAAAGTTTAGGGTTCTCACCACGTTATGTCGACTATGGCAATACACCAGGATTAAGTTTTGATTTAGAACTAGGTGCAAAACGTTATCATTATAATGAGATTCGAGAAAATAGTACATATCATCAAACATTTGATACAGGTAATACACAAGAAATTCTAGGTTACTATTTTTATAAAATGCTAGATACTGGTAAACATTATAATGGCTGGAAATTACTAAGAACAGGACAACCGGTAAAGCGTCATGCAACATATAATGTAATTGATAGCACAACACCTATTGTAGTTGATTTAGGTACAACAGATCTACACACAGACAACAAGTTTATTATTAATCAAAAAAATAGTTTATATTATTTTAGTACTTGTTCTACCGAAAATGCAAGTACTAAAATACATAAAGTTTCTAATAACAATCCAGACATGTTTGTTAGTAAAGGCAGAGAATATCATATACAAACATTATTTGATATTTCTGATATTGAATTTACAGACTTTGATGGTAATGCACTTGTAGATGTAACAATAACTGCAGTAGACAATTATAATATCACTTTAACAGTAGACGCTGGTTATACAGATAGTGTTATACGTTATCGTGAAGTAGGAAATACATCTAATACTGGTTTAATTTATGTTGATACAAACACAAATCATTTAAATTTAAAAGTTTATATCAACGGAAAAGAAACAGTATTTTATACACTTGCTGATACAAAACTTACTATAACACACGATTTTATTAAAGATGATGTAGTTGATGTTTATTGGTGGAGTGACAGTGAACTAAATCGTAGAGCAGCAGGAAACTTTGAACCTGCAGATACACACTTGTATAATCCATTTAATGATTGGGCAACTGAAGTAAGTTTTGGTGACTTACAAGATCATTTACGTTCACAAGTAACTAATATTCCTGGGTTCAATGGCGACTATTTTGGTCATAATAATTATGCACAACTACCTCGTGCACACGACTTTGGAGGCACCATAAGAAAGCAACCATATAGTACTGCACTATTAACTCAACTATCATCTGACGTTGATACTAACATTTATAATAGTATTAGATATGCTGCAGCAAACTATAAAAAATTTAAAGAACAGTTTTTAAGAAAAGTAGAACAACTACACAAAGATTTACCTATTGAAACACCAGTACACGAAATAGTTGATCGTGCATTATCTGATGTTAATCTAGGAAAAGGATCTGACAGCGCATATGCTAATAGCAATATGGTAATGTTTAAAAACTTTGAAAGTGCAGATTATGCGTGGCAATCAGGTGAACCTACTACTTTTAAATTACCAAGTGTCATTAACACATATAACGATGTAATTAATCATGTTCAAGCATGGGTCGAAGATAACGATGGATGGCACAGTTTAGTTAAAGACGTTGACTATACACTAACTGCAAACAAAATTACTGTTAATAAATCAATTACGTATAAAACGTCAAACAATAGTGCAGCACTACATGTTCGTTGGTATGCAGTTAATAGTGAAAGTTTTGTTCCCCCGAGTGCAGTTAAGTTAGGATTAATTAAACCAACTGTACCTGGGTTTGAAAACTTTGATGTTGAAAGCGATAATATTTCAAGCAGAAGTGTGCTTGTTGGACACGATGGTAGTATTACTACAAGACAAGGAAACAATATTACTGATAGATCTACTGTAGGATTTAGTATTGCTGACGCTGCTTTATACGATTTAGAGTTAAGAATTTACAATAATTTAAATACAAAACTACATAATATAGTTGACTATAAAGAAATCATGCCAAGTGCAAATCGTCCAACAAGTTATACATGGGATGATTTTATTGCAGCACTTGAGCCAGACTTTAAACGTTTTGTTATCACTAGCGGATTAACATCAATAACAGATCCTGAGTATTATAATCTTGCTAACAAATTTACCTGGAATTATAGTAGTGTAGGTCCAGGTATCGGCGGCTGGAGAGGATTGTATAGATATTATTTTAATACTGATCGTCCTCATACACATCCTTGGGAAATGTTAGGATATAGTATTAAACCAACTTGGTGGGATGCAAATTATAGTTGGACATTTACAGTAAAAAGAAATGCACTAATAACAGCATTAAAAACAGGACATTTCAATGATCCTGCCGAGACACCTAAATATAATCTTACATATGCATATACCGGATACGACTGGGATAATCAAATACTTGTTACAACTGCAAATGTACTAAATGATCCTGTTACTGCTGGTGTAGTTACAGCACCTGGATTAGCAGAACGTGCTGCAAATTTTGTATTTGGAGATATGTCGAGTCTCGAGTTTGAATGGGTTAAAACCAGCGAGTTTAAGTTTTTACAAATACTAGCATTATTACGTTTGCGTCCTCTTTGGATTACAAACACATTTTTTGATAGTACCAATAGACAGGTTATCAGAAATGTTAATATTCCTGATGATATTATCGTTGATGCAAATGTAAAACAATTAGGCAACTTTAGAAATACTAACTTGTCTAATACATATTATAGTGACAGTATTGTTGAAAAAATTGATGTTAAATCTAGTTCAGATGTTACAGTTACACCTAGTATTAATATTTTTGGAAACTTCGGAACTGATGCTACAGCAACGGCAATTGTTGAAGATAACAAAGTAGTTGCAGTAAGTGTTACTAATCCTGGTAAAGAATATCAAAGTAAACCAGGACTAGTGTTTAGTTCTGGTAATATTGTTGCTGAATCATTTTTAATTAAAAACGTTAAAAAATATTTCATTGGATTAAGTAATGCAGTAATTGACTTTGCACATTATAATAACACTTCTGCTACAACAATAGAAGATAGATTTAAAAATGCAAGTATACAGCCTATTGTCAAAGCAGGCGGATTTATTAATCCAAACAAGCAATCATTTATTTTAGAAAGTAGTCAAGGAAAAGGCCGTGTAACTATTCCAGAGGAAAATTTACAAACACTACTATACTTAAATCAACCTAATCACGAAACATTTATGGGCGGATTGCAACTTACTAAATTAGCAGTAGGTTTTAGTGTAGTAGGCATTGACCGAAACAATATGAGTGCATGGTATTTTGAGCCAATAAAAAGTAGTAAAAAAATTATTTCAAACTTCGGCGATATTGCACTTGAAAGATATGGATCATACACAACTATTCCAAGTAAACTGTTGTATGGCGATAGTATTTCTAATTTACAAGATACATATAGTTTTATACTAGGACACGGTGAATATTTAAAATCACAAGGATGGGTTACTAACTGGCAATCAACTGCAGAAGAATTTGTAGTGTGGAGCCAAACAGCAAATACTGGCGATACATTTATTTGTATTCCTAGTACAAACAAATATGAAATATATGATGGATCTCGTGGTTACTATGATACAGTTATCAATCGTTATGATGGTATTTACAATCTAATTGATCATAACGGAGATGAAATTTCTCCTGATAAAATTATTGTAAGTAGACCTGTTAATTCTACAGAAACTTCAATAACTACAGTAGAAACAAAAGAAAATGATACACATATATTAGGATTGCGTTTATATCGTGTTGAATTAGAACATGCAATTATATTAGAAAACGAAACAGATTTTGATGATATCATTTATAGACCAGAAATTGGACAACGTCATAAAAGAATAATATGGCGTGGTTCTAGAACAAAAGAGTGGAACGGTAAACTTTATTCACCTGGTTACTTGGTTACTGACAATACAATTATTGATAACTTTGATACAACTGCAAATGCATCTCTTGATTATTTTACTACATCAAGTGCAACTGTTAATAATGAGCAATCTGTTAATGCTGCAAGATTTAACATTGGTTATAATAAACCAGATTGGTCAAATTATCTAACGTTAAACGATGATAGTATTTTTAATTTTACAAAAGGATCTAGAAAATATAGAGGTACTAAGTATGGTCTCAATGCATTTATGAGAAATACTAGTATATTAGGTGGTGTGTCAGACGCTAACTTATATGAATTATGGGCTATAAGAACTGCTGATTTTGGCGATATTAGAAGTAGAGATACAGTTGAATTTACAATCAACGATGAAGCATTGTCTACAAGTCCTCAAGTAGTTAAGTTTCATAATGATGATCATGATGATATTAGTATCGACGATGTTATTAATATTGATCCAACAAGTCCATTATTAGTAACTGGATCAACTGAAAATGTATTTAGAACTCGTCCAAGTAAAAAATACAATGTTTTGACACTTACTGAACTAACACAGTTTAATAATGATTTTGTTACAGCCGGATTACCTTTATTAACAGAAACTGATTTTAGAGTAATTAACAAAGAAGACTTTGAAGCGTTTCCTGTAAAAAATAAAGAATCATATGACTTCTCAGGTACGTATGAAGAAATTGATGCATGGAGCAATAGAGTATCATATAAAACAAATGACTTAGTAATACACGAAGGATACGTTTGGAGAATGGTCGATCCTGACGGATCAAGTGGACTTCAGCGTCCAAACGAACCAATTGAAGTTATAGGTCGTGTTAGTACACCGAGTGTTCCGTCTGATGGACAAACACTTGTCATTGATAATGTTGTAGTTACTATTAAACGTACAAGTGAAAGTACTAAATTAGAAACTATTGAAATTACGGGATCTGAAAATTTAAATGTACAAGGTGTACCAAATGGCTCAACTTTAACAATAGGACAAAATAGTTCAATAAATCAAACTTTAACGTTTGAAAATGAAGTAATTAATCTAGTATGGCAACCTGCAACAAAAACAGGAAATGTAACTAACTTTTCAGTAGAAGGTAATACCGACGGTAGCAAAGAATTAATTATTGATGGTGTTAGTATTGTTTTTGACGATGCAGCACCTATAACAACAAATGTTAATATTGAGGACGGTTATCAAGCAGCATTTAGTTCAACTTTTACTACTAACCAATCAACAATTAACAGTCTTGTAAGTACAAAAATTTCAACATTTGAATCATTTAGAACTTCTGTTATTGACAATCAAGGCATTACAGGATGGAACCAAGTTCTTGTGGATTATTTTGATACAGTATCTGGTATTGATATCAATTATCTAGAGTCAATTCGTAATACTTTTGCTGTAGGATCAGAATCTGAACTTGATGCATTAATTGTAACTGATTTAGCCATAATAAATGCTATAGCAGGTACAAGTCACACTGACCATACGCTAGTGCCAATTTTAGATATTAATACAGCAAAATCTGCACTAGATACTGCACCATACATTACTAATATAAGAAATTTTGCAGTTAACAATTCTACATCTGCATTTATTGCAAGTGAAATTATTGCAACAGAAACTACAAATGGTAACAAAATTTATAGTGATGTAGAAGTTGTACAAAAAATTAATGATGCAAATATTCCAAATGTAACAGCCAGTTTAACTGCCGCAGGAAACTTGTTTATTAGTAAAGATGTACCTAATGCTACAACTCAATTTAGTTTGGTTATTAGTTCTGCTACTGCAAATACAGAAGTAGGTTTTGCTACTACTAACGAAACTATCAGAAGTAGTGGTGTTAACGTATTAAGCACACCAGATTTAACAACTGTAGAAGTTGTAGAACAGATAAATGCTGCTGGTATTCCTAATGTATCTGCAATTGCATTAAGTTCTGGACAAGTACGTATTTTAAGTAATGCTGCATCATTGTTCATTGGTGCTGGAAGTGCTAATAGTTTTATCGGACTTAACACAGGTATAACACCTGCACAAGTTACAACAATTACAGTTGACAGGACCAGTGACTTAACTGATACTATTAGTTCAATTAATAATGCAAACATTCCTGGTATTACAGCAAGTAATAGTAATAACAGATTAAGATTAGTAAGTACAAACGAAACAATGGAAATTGGTAGTAATGGTACTGCTAATGTTACACTTGGAATCACTGCACAACTTTATGTTGCATCCCCCGGAACAGTTAGTAATGTTTTTGAAACTGAGCGTTACGATGATTTAGGAAATTCATACACGATATTTGAAAAGACTGAATTTGATCCGCATGTGTTTAGTATATGGACTGCTGATAACAGTGAAAAATCTAATATTAATGCAGGTTACAATGTTTATCAGGCTATGCACTTTAGTATGTTTATTACAAAAGCATGTGCCGGCATTGAAGAAGCAGACGAAGCGCAGATAACAATTGATTTACGTGATTATTCAGATGAACATCAACCGTTTCATAATTTACAAGTTGGTGATTATGTATTAATTGCTGGTAGTAATACTGTTCCTAGTATCGACGGTGTTAGAAAAGTAACAAGAATTGATACAGAAAATCCTAATATGTTCTACATTGATGAATATATTCAAGAAGAAGGCAGTGCTGGTAATGTATATCCAATTAGAAGTGTTAGATTTAGTAGTTATGCAGATCTAATAGCAAACTTTAATTCTTATGTTACAAATCCTCTAAGCACTGATGCTCCTGTTGTGTTTAAATATAATTTCGGAGGTAAAAGACACAACGGCGATCCGTTGTATGCTTTTATTGACGATGATAATGGTGCACCTGCAGTATATCGTTACACAGGTAAATTTAGATTAACATCAGGAAATTATGATGGTAACTGGGTTAAAGTTAGAACAGCACCAAATCAATCAAGAAGCGACTTAGTAGAAAATGTAAAAGTATACGATGCAAACAAACGTACATTAATTAGTGTATTAGAAATATATGATCCTGCAAAAGGAATAATTCCTGGATTTATCGATAGCGAAATTGATTTAAAATCAACTGCAGATAATGCAATTTACAACTACACTACATATAACGGCTATGAAGAAAATGAAGATGCATGGACTGATAGATTTATCGGAACACGCTGGTGGGATTTATCTACTAGTATCTATTTAGATTACGAACAAGGTACTGAAAAATATCAACAGCAACAATGGGGTAGACTATTTCCAGGTTCCGAGATTGAAATTTATGAATGGACACGTAGTTCTGTGTTACCTGAGGAGTATGAAGAATTTGCAGCAACTGGTGGTAGTTTAGATGGCACTATTGCTACAGGTCAACCATATTCAAAAGTAATAGACGGAGAAACTAGATACTTCTGGTCTGAATATTCATACTTTAATCCAGCAACTAAAACTTCACAAACAAATTATTACTTCTGGGTTAAAAACAAAGAGTCATCATCTGGCATACGAAATTACAATGTTAATCAATTAGCAAACATGTTGACTAATTTTAAAGATTTAGGTATATCATGGGCAGCATCTAGTTTAGATAGTAACTTACTATTAGCCAATATTGATAAAATAATAACAGATGATACAGTTATACAGATTAATCAAATCTACGAAAGCAATAGTTTGCCATTGAATGAATGGACATTGCTTGCTGAAAATGATCCTCACACTGTAATACCTGAATACTTGCATATTAAAATACGTGATAGTTTAGCAGGATATAATAACTATCATGATTTATATACATACACTGAATGGAATGCTGCATCTGTTTATAACCGAGAGTCTGTTGTAACTAAAGATGATAAGTTTTATATTTGTTTAGATGATAATGTAAATGTTACTGATCCTGTTACAGATACAAATGAATTACATTGGGCGAGAGTGTACAATTATAATTTACCACCCGAAACAGAATCAACTGACATTGAAATTTGGCGAGGGCAGCCTGTGCCAGATTTGAGACTACATGAATATAATAGATATGGACATTTAACTCGTCCAGCACAAAGTTTATACAGAGATATTACTAATGCAAGACAAAACTTTGTTGATGCAACAAATGAATATTTAGAAGATATTTGTGTTATATCAGAGATTTTAAATTGGGATAGTGTTTTCTACACAACTTACGTAGAAGGCGAAGTTGAATATAAATTAGAGCATTATTGGAACTTTGTAGATTGGTCTTATAAAAAATATAATAACGATGGTATGCTAATATATAAACATGATACAAGTGTACAACCAGACTACACATTCGACAATATAACTAGTATTATTCCGGTGTTGCCAGATGTTAATGCCGCAGCAGATATACCAGATGGTAGTTATATATACATTAAAAATAGTTTACACGAAGATGGTATTAACAGACCTGAAATGTGGTATAAGGAAAATGGAACTTATAGCCTTCGCTGGAAAAAGAATGGTACAATTGCACTAAGTGATGAGTTATGGTTAGAAAGTAAGTTTGGACACGGATTCGATGCTGCTGGGTTTGATATCAGTGGCTTTGACAGTGGTGTTTCTAACATTATTAATTTACTAATGGACCTACTAAGAAGTAAAGTATTTGTCGGACAGTACAAAGAATTTTATAATAAATTATGGTTTAGATGTTTGTATCAAGCAATTATTGAAAATACAGCAGATGACTTTGCATTTAAAACTACGTATGTAAAACTAGCAGTAGACCATCCGCTTATTAGAGATCCTAAGACATATCAAAATTATGGAACAACAGCAATTGAAAAATACTTCCATGACATTAAACCTTTCCATACTAAGTTACACACATTAGAACAGCGTCCTTCTACTGTGGACAATATGACTATACAAGTCGAAGATGAATATCAGTCTGAGATAACAATTCAAATGAATGATTATACTAGACAATGGAACGGAGATGTTATATTATTAGGAGGAACATTTACTAGTAGCGAAGCAGAAGATAGTTATGTAGATAACGGATATACAGACGATGAATATTTTAGAAATGATGCGTTCTCATATGAGTTCACAACACCAGAAGAAGATATAGCAACACTATATTCAGGTAATGTGTTTATTCAGCCAGAATATGAAAGAATCGGGGAAGAATTAGTCGGATTAGATTTATTAGAAAATGTAAGAATAATGGTACAAACAAACGCATCCGGCAGCACAGAAGATACAGATACACGTAGCTTCCAAATTAATATGTTCACAAACTATAATATTCAAGAAAGTATTGTTATAGTAGATGCAAACAAAACTACACTTTCAAATGATATCAGACACAATGATACAATTATTCCACTTGCAGATGTAACTGTATTGGCTGATAACACAGGTGTAGTTTGGATTGGCAGCGAACGAATTGAATATGGCGCAAGAGATGCAAATAATTTATTGTATTGTAAGCGAGGAACACTAGGAACAAGTGCATTAGATCATTTAACTGGCACTACAGTAATAGATGCAGGTGATAGTGTAAAACTACCAATCCGAGATAAGTTTGGACACTACGGCAATGAACTTAGATTGGCTTACAATGAATCAGGAAGAAGCCTTGCAGCAAGTGGAACAGCAAGCGACCATGCTTTCATTAGAGACGCAGGTGAAGGAACGATATAAATAGTACATAATGGAAATAAGAAAATGAGTTTATCACAATTAGAAAAATCGTTAGTAAACATAGAAGGTCATTTGTTGATTCAAGACGTTAACACCGGCGAGGTACTAGTAAAAAGACGTAATGCAATTCACTTTGAAAATATGAGTGTTGCAATTGCAAATTTACTAGCAAATGTTGCTGGTGCAAATGGTACACATAATGTATTATCTATGTCCTACGGAAATGGCGGAACATTAATAGATGGTACCGGAGCAGTAACTTATAAAGCACCTAACACCGGTGCAAGTACAAGCGGACTTTACAACGAAACATATACACAGGCTATTGATAGTACAGTAGTTAACCACGTCAATGGCACAGTTTATAGTGATGTTGTAATGACAAGTACACTAGATTATAATACCCCAACAGGACAAGATAATGAAGATACAACGACTGATATGAATGGCGATTATGTGTTTGATGAAATTGCCGTTTATAGTGCTAACAACGACATGCTAACACATGTTATTTTCCATCCTGTACAAAAAAGTGCAAATAGAAAAATAAGTGTGATATATACATTAAGGATTAGAACAACATACAGTGACGTATAATAGGAAAAAACAATGCCATATTCAATTAATCATAGCGACCCAAATAAAACGCCAATTGTAGTTAACGACGGTACAGTAGATACAAGTACTCCAGTTAGACTAATTGGTAAAAATACTACAAGATTTGGAGAGTTTGTAAACGAAAACTTTTTAAATTTAGTAGAAAATTTTGCTAGTGCAAATCCTCCAGTGAATCCAGTAGAAGGAACGCTGTGGTACAATAATGCAGAAAATATTTTATTCATTTACGATAGTGGTAAGTGGTATCCAATTGGATTCACTGGCGATACACGAATTGAAGTTAGAACTATCGAAGACACAAACGGTAATTTGCATAAATGTATAGTACATATTGTAGAAGGTGTTATTAACAATATTACTGTAGGACCACATGCAACTGATGGCACAAATGCATGGACACCTGCAAATACAGAATTTGCAGAAGATGGTACAACACTACTAAGTGCAAACTTTCCTGTAATGCAAGTTGGTATTAATATGACCAACAGAACAGATTTTAAATTTCGTGGCACAGCAACTAGTGCTGAATATGCTGACCTTGCAGAACGCTATGCTGCAGATGAAGTATTAGAGCCTGGCACAGTTGTTAAAATTGGCGGCTCTGCTGAAATTATTCCAACAGGCTCAAGAGCAGACACTGACGTATTTGGCATCATCAGTACTGCACCAGGCTTTGAAATGAATGCAGGCGCAGGCAATGATGACACGCATCCATATGTAGCACTAGCAGGGCGTGTACCTTGCAAAGTTGTTGGTTCAGTACGCAAAGGCGACAGATTAGTAAGCAGTTTAACACACGGTCATGCTGAAACTGCAACTGAAGAAGAAGCACAAGACTATAGAAAAGTTATTGGCAGAGCATTAGAAGATAATCTCTTAACAGACGTTGGCGTTATTCAAGTAGTTGTAGGAGCAAAGTAATATGGCACTGGTACCTGTCTATCCAGGCAATTTGGTTAAAGCCTCAGAATACAACTATGTAGCAGATATCGCAAACTTAATTTTTGGCGATAACTATCCTGCATCTTTGGTAACAGACGCAAATAGAATAGACACACACAAGTATGGATGGGGTGCACTGAATATAGATGACCAAGTGCCAGTAGGTGTACTAATCGAAGCAGATAGATTACAATTACTAGTAGATCATACAAATGTTATGTTAGACCACGTAACATTTGAAGACCATGTGTTAGTGTTTAGTGTTCCGCAAGGACGCACAGATATTAAACCTAGATACTTGGTACGTGCTGAAGATTTAAATTTAGTACATGAAAAGTTTACAGATGTTGTATTACCTAACAACATGCATACTACAGTCGATCCAGAAAACGCAAGTTTACTTGAAGGCACTGCAGGAATATATGCTAGAACTATACCTTGGTGGCAAAAACTTGAAGGTGAACATAAGTGGTCGTGGAACACATACAACGATGCAAGATACTTCTTTAACGGCGGTGGACAACTACAATTAGACATTTCAATCGAAGGCGGGTGTACAGCAGGGTTCTTTAACTGGGCCGACATTATTAACGAAGTAGGAACACTGACTTTTACATGGAATAACACATATCAAAGTGAAGGATATATTACTCCTGGCACTAGCGAAGGTAAAGGTTTTTATCATTTAACTGATAGATATGGAGACGGCAGTGATCCAGATGGTGTTGTTGATGACGAAGGGTTATTGTTTACTAGTGCTGGTGTAACACAACAAATATCAGCATATGGTTATGGCTATGGATATGGTTATGCATCAACTGTACCTGCCTGGTTTGTGAATTTTCCTGCTGCGACTGCATATGCTACAGCATATCATACAGCAAGTACTGCATATTGTCCTACTGTATATCTAACCGGCGATGAAAGACTATCTAGTTATGCTAATAGATATTTTAAATTATATGGCAAATGGGCCGACGATGGAAAAGAAGTACATTTCAAACTAGTATTTGACGATACTGCATTTGAACAAGTAATGGA